TCATCTTCATTAAAAAAAACTTTTGTAATTGAATTTATTTCATGACCTGCAACTGTTATAATCATGTGTAAAAAATCATTATCATTAGTAGTATCAGCATAAACCATCGTACCACCTACTCTTGTTTTTCCATAAATTACTCTATGTGGGGCAATACCTGATTTTGCTGTTACCATTGTGCCCTGAGATAAGTTTGTGCCTACTTCAGGTATATCTATATCAGGTGCTAATTTTTTATTTACAGCACCTAAAACTAATTGACTTCCTGCTGATACAATAAATGTACCTACCAAACCAGCGGCAGTACCAGAAAGACCAACTGCTGTTCCAATTTTAGTTGCAAATGCAGATGGACCAATTGCAGGTATAGCAGCAAAACCTACTGCTATTGCACCAATCACCAATGCTGTTTTTATTGTTTTACTTCCCATTATTCTATACTCCAAGCATGATCACATTTATTAGTAAATTTTTTTTCTAAACTTCCTGATCTTATTCTAAAAATAGACTGTTCACCTATACAAATCCCCATTGTTCCACCTAATTCTTCATCTGTTTCTAAAAAAACAACATCGCCTCTTTTTGCAAAAGCTGTATCAATTTTTTTGAATTTATTTTCTTTTGCTATATCATTTGCAATATCAAACAAATTTTTCTTTTTAAGTTTTTTTAATATTTCTTTTGCTTCTTTTAGTGTTTTATATTCTGTATCAAAAACCTTTTTACCTGTAATCAGCTCTATTGCATTTACAACAAATGTAACACAATCTGTTTTGCCTCTTACAAATTTTCCCTGTCCATGTTTTGCAACATAATCTGCTAGTTTGGTATCCCAATTATCAACTCTCATTATGACGTACTTTTACCCCATATTATTTCTTTATCCTGTAAATCAGGAACAAATTCAAAACCTTTATCACCTGGAAAACTTAACTGTTGATCTTCATGCGTGTATCTTCTTTCTTTTGATCTATCCAAAGCAATTAATCTATTCTCTAAACTTAAAACAATAGTTGCTGATTCAGGACCCTCATCTATTTTCATTATATCCATCTTACCTTTGAACAAAGTATATACATCTGAAATAACTGCTTTGTTGGTATCAAATAAACCAAGAAAAATACTTGCATTTCTGTTTGTATAATTTGCACCTAAAGCGGCTGATATAATACTGGATTTTATACCAGTTAAACTTAATGTTGCACCAATAGCTTCTACTTGATCTGATTCTGATATTGCACTTACACCAATTAAATCACCTAAACCTGTAAATGTATTTGAAGAACCACCTGCTGTCATAGTAAGATCTCCATAACCATTCCAAAATCTCAATGTTCCTGTACTAAATTCTAATTCACATGCAAGTAATGGTCTTACAACCTGACTTACAATAGCATTATTAAAAGCAGTTGTTACACTTCGTGCCATTAATCCTCCAATATTTTAACTATTTTTTTTTGTCCTAAATAAATCTCTGTCTGTGTATTTACTTTTTTACAAGCAAATCTAACAGTTTGTGGATTTACTTCTCTTTCTGCTATTCTTTTTGATTTTAAACAAGATGACATCTTTTCTTTGTAAGTATGTTCTATCATTGAACCATCTAAATACATTATTAGTGCTACTACAATTTCTATCATTGATGTCCTCCATTTGCTCTTACTTTGTCTTTTATTTTTTCTAATTCATTTAACAATCTATCAACATCTTTTTGTAATCTTAATATATTTGTTGCATTATGACGTGATTCCTTTAATTCTTCTTGTATATCTTCTACATCTGTTAATATTGATTCAATTAATAAAAACTGTTCACTATCAGCAGGTAAAGAACCAAGTTCACCTCTAGGCCACTTTATTGAAAACTCTACAGCTTTTTCTAAATCTTTGTGCATTAATTTTGAATCTGACTCTAAAATATTTATTCTCTCAACTATACCAAAATATGCCCATACACCTATTGCAACTGCTGTAACAATAGATATAAGATTTTTGAGAGGCATAGAAATACCAGATTCAGAGCTTACATTTAAATTAGTTTTTTTCATTTCTTTCTCTCATGTCTATTAATATTTCATTTTCATAACTTAAATCGGATTTTAAATCTTTTAATTTTTTATATGTGTAAAATCTTTTATCTCTCATTTTTTGAGCATACTTTTGTAATTTATTTAATTTTTTTATTTTATCTTTCATTAAAGTGCCTCTGTTGCTGATATACTTATACCATATTTACTTACTTGATCTGTATCCCAGCCTGTTTCATTTGCATCTAATCTCATAATAGTTTTTGCATTTGTGTAAGTTACAGTTGCATCATCAGCAATCGTTTCAATCCCTTGTCTTAGTGCTGGTTCAATTTTTACATTTGCTTCACCAGAGCTATTTGAACTAACATCTTCTGTTACCATATATAAAAAAGAATTTATTTGAATATAATCACCAGCTTTAAAAACATTTGATCTACTTGCAGTAAAACCATCTAAGGCAACCTGATTACCAGTTTGACTAGCACCATTTACTCTTACTGTACCTGTTGCAGTTCCCTGTATTGTTTTTCTATCCTGATCACCAATACTAAATGTTCCTCTTCTACCTCTTAATTGTAAAAGAAAAGCTAAAATGACTGATGCATTATCTTTTAACATAGGTGGATATTTTATTTGAGTTGTCCAAAACTCCCCATCATGTTGAACAACTTGATCTTGACCTGTAAATGGACTTGTTGAAACTGCTACTGTTCTAACTAATGAAAATCTTTGTGTTTGTATTCCAACATTGGTTGGAAATGTTAATGGGTATGATGGTGTAAAAACTGCCATAATTATCCTCCAAATGCTTTTGCAAATTTACCACCTCTTAATTTAGCATCTGCAACTGCTGATATTGTTGATTGTTGTATTGTAGGTAATAAGTTTGCTATTTCTGTTCTTACTGTATTTGTAACTCCAAGAGCAAAATTCAAATTTTGATTTATTACAACACCTGAACCACCTCCTGAAAGTGCACCAGGCGTTAAACTACTTGGAACAATACTTCCTGCTGTTCTAGGTACAAATAATTCAGGACCCCTTTCACCAACCAAAGTTGGCTGATTTGATTGTACTGCACCACCTGTTGCCTTTCCAAATATTGATGGTAAGAATCTTGCAGAAGCATCTGTTACTGCTCGTTTTACCTGATCTAAAATTAAAACTTGAATAATTGTTTTTTGAATATCTATCAAAAGAGTTCTTAAAATATCTTTAAAATCTAAACTAGCTGATTTACCTTCTACAAAAGCATCAGTAATCTTTTTACCTGCTGATTCAAATGCACCACCAATACCCTCTGCAACTTGATTTAGTTCTTTTAGTTTTTTAGTTTGTTCAAAAAATGCTTCTGTATTTTCTATAATTAAAACTTTTCTTTTGGCTAATTCAAAATTTACTAAAGCTTCTCTATTGGGTTCATCAGCGAAAACTTGTCTTAATCTATCTTCTTCTTGTCTCAAAGCTATTAATATAGCTCTTGCTTTAGCTGTTGCTTGTAAATCTGCAATTTCTCTTTTGTTATCTCTTGATGTTTTTTGATCTGCCTCTTCTTCACTTCTTCTTTCTCTAATAGCTAGTTTTGCATTATGATTTGCTATTGCTAAATCTAAAAGTTTATTTTTATTTTCTTCAAGTTGTTCATTTACAGCTTCTGTAGCATCTGCACTTTCACCTAATTTACTTCTTAATTGATCTTCTAATTTATTTCTTAATTGTAAAAATTTATTTTCAATACCTCTAGCTTTTGCAAGTTCAACTTCTCTTTCTGTTTGTCTTGTAATTTTTTCAATACTTTTATCTGCTATATCACTTGCTTTATTGATAGCTTCTTTTTCTTTATTAAGTAAATCAATTTTTTGTTGTCTTGCTAAATTTTCTGCTTGTAGTTTTGCAGTCGCTTCTTCTAGTTCTCTAATTTCTTTTTGTACTTTCCTTTTTTCTTTAGTTTTTTTGAGTCTATCTTCTTTTAAAACAAGTTCATTTATTCTTTGTATATTTTTTAAAATTTGTTCATCTGTTTCTTTAAAATTATTATTAAGTACTCTTAAATTGTCTGAAAGTTCTAATGGTTCAGGAATAAATTTGCCTAATATATTTGAAAGACCATTTATTACAGTTGTAAGACTTTTAACTATTTTTTGACCTGCAGCACTTTTCTCAAAAAATAAAGTTATTCTTTCACCTAATGTATCAAAAGCACCACTTAATCCACCTGCCGCTCCCTCACCTGCTCCGCCTACTTGTTCTTTTAATGCTTTAATAATAAGTGCCTGTGCTTCAGCTTGTCTTCCAGTTAATGATAAAACCTTTATTTGTTCTTTCTGCTGTTCAGTAAATGATACCCCAACCCTACGCAAAGCTGAAAGACCTATTTCAGGTTCTTCTAATGCTTTACCAAGTTGTAGTGCGGCTGTATTTATACTTCCAAAACCAACTGCCGCTAAATCTTGTGATAATTTAAGTACTTCACCAAATGTATCACCTGAAATTGATTTAAATGTAAGTAAAACACCTGCCGCATCTCTAGCACCCTGTACACTTGCTAGAGTATTTATACCAATTGATTGTGCTAAATTTTCAATATCAACTGCTGTTTGTTGTGCTGAACCACCAGTTGCTTTTATGATAGCTTCTAATTTAAGTGCTTGTTTTTCTGCATTTGCTCCAGCAGATACAAACTTTCCTAATGCAACTCCTGCTAGTGTAAATGCTCCAAGTAAACCTAATGTTAATGGATTAACTCTACCTATAATTGCACCAATAGATGATATTCTACCTGCTACTGGGCCTAGTGGTCCTTGTACTGCCGCTATAGCACCTGCTGTATTCCTTAAGTTATCCTGAAACTTTTTTTGTCCAGCAGTTACACCACCTGTTGTCTTTTTAAATTGTTGTAATTTCTTTTTACTAGAATCTACTTGCTGTTTAAGACCTTTAGCATTTGCCTCTAGTGTAACTCGTATTGTGTTTATATTTGTTGCCATTAGTCAGGATATCTCCTCATTAAATTTTGCATTTCGTCTCTAGTTACAGGTGTATTATCCTTTCCACCTCTAGTCAAATTAAATCCTTTTAGTGCAGATAAAAATTCTCTTGGTGTTAGTGCCCAAAATATATCAGGGGAGAAACCTAATGCTCCAAGACCTATTTCTAGGTATTTTTGGATTGGGTATCTTTCTGTTCGTTCTCCCCCTGTTCTAAAGGGGAATCATCATCTTCACTTTGTTCACCAGTAAATATGGTTGTTAAAAGATTTGCCGCAATCATTGATGATTTTACTAAACCTGATTGCATTATCATATCACCAACAGATGGTTGAGTAAGTTTTGATCCTGTTGCAATCAAACCTTCATGTAAGACAATTACAATATCTTTCATAGAGTATTTGTTAATTGCTATTTGATTGGTAATATCCATAATAGATTTACCTGTTCTTTGCTCAATATTTACTATTGAATCAAAAGTAAGTTTGAAAACTCTTTCCTTATCTCCGAGTCTTTCTTTAACTTCACCCTTGTACTTGTTTGCTACTGTCATTTTCATCTCCTAGTGCCTTTTTAAGTTTCTTTTTTGTGTCTATTGACTTTTTAAGTTCTCCAGTATCTACGATACATTGAAGCTCTGCTCTACTAGCTGTTATAAGAATCTTTTGCACTATGAGATTTTGGTAAGAATTGACCTGAACTTTATCAAGTGGACGACAATCAACATCTTTTGTACATTCAATTGTTATCTCATGTTTTTTGGTTACTTTGATAAAACCATGATACTGATTGTCATTAATTGTAAAGTTAATCACTTCCCAACCATTAGTCCACTTTATTTCCATAATTACGCATTCGTGTAAGTTATTGTATTAGATGATTCTAAAGTGACTGAATAAGTTTCCTCACCATTAAATTCACCTGCTCTTTCATAACTTGTTATTAAAAAAGCACCTGCAATTTTTGACCCATCTGAAAATACTAAATCATAATTTTGAATTGCACCATC